TCCGTATTCTGTTTCTGCTTCCTTTCTGGCAGTTTCAGCATCTTTTAAATACTTGAATATGCCTAAATACTTTTGTTTTCCTTTTACACAAATATAAGCTTGCCATTTCTTTGCTCTCTTGCTCCAGTATACGCCGGTAACTCCTGAGCTGTTTCCTTTGTGCTGCTTCATGTTTGTGTGGTTCTGCTGGTTATTTACAACCCTCAGATTTTCTATTCTGTTATCATCTTTAATTCCGTTTATATGATCTATGTGCTTATCCGGCCAAACTCCATAAGTTAAAAGCCATGCAATCCTATGTGCGTAAGTTCTATATCCTTTTACCTTTATTTCAACATACCCTAAAGACTTGTTAAAATTTCCAGCTGACCTATCCGCTTTTCTGCCTCTCCCAGACGACTGCCATTTTAGCTTTCCGGTGGTAGGGCTGTACTCAAGCACGCTTGCAACTTCTTCGTATGTCAACATAATCGCTCTCCAAATGTAAAATGAACGACTATGTTAACATAAAACTACTTTATGGCATAACGGTTATTGGCCGCTTCCATACGCCGCTCTAGGATCAGTGAGACCGTACGATTTATAAAACATCCCTTTATGGCGATAGTTACTAGTTCCAAAATCGTTATCAGTATCAAACGTGTAATCCATTCGATTAAAGATACAGAAACCATTATCAACGTCAGTTTGAATAAACCATTCTGTTGCTGAAGTAAAGCGATGATTAACGTGGTATCCACCAGGGAAGATTCCAGCCACCGGATTAACTGTCGCAGTGTTCGCCGTGTTAGGCTCAAAGCGAGAATCTAGGATTCTATCTGCTGTGTAGCGTAACTGGCGAGGGATATGCAGCTTGGTAGCTTTAGCGTTAATCAATAAGCCTGCACCGTCGCGGTAATCCTCAATTGCGATCGTTGCATCTTCTACCGCTGCTTGTGACAGTGGAGTAAATACGCTAAATCGGTTTGAGAACGTTCCACCTTTACCCAGTACATGAGCCGTACTAAATAATGCTTGCCCATCACCGATAGTATCAGTGTAAGCGTTATTGATAACATCTGCTGCCAACTGCTCATCAGTGTGAACCAATGACCGTTTAAGCATTGTTCCTGCTTTTTGGATCAAGTCACGCTTCAAGTTATTCATCTGAGCTTCCATTGTGATAATGGTTCCCAGTGCATAAACAGCGTGAGTGTAAGTCGTTGCGAAATCCTGCTTCTCACCATCATAACCGATAGATGTTCCTTCAGGCTTTAAAGCTGCTAAGCCAGTACCGGAAAGAGACACGTCAAGCTCATAAGCTTTTTCGGATGATTTCACTGTGAAAATTTTGTCAGATTCCATCGGGTAATCGTTGTACTCGATAGTTGCGACTGCGTTAATGCCCTCTTGGAGTAGGCGGGCTTCTGAGCCTTGGGTAACTATACTCATAAATTAAACCCCTGTCTGGTTCAAGGCTTCTTGAGAAGCGTTAATTGAAACAACCCACTCGGCATTATTACCAAGTACATTATCTAAGCCATCCCAAACATGATGCAATCGCATGTTTAGAGTGTTTGTTCCTGCTGCTGAAGTCGAATCTAATTCCATTGCTGAACCTGTAACGTCGTTACCAGCCGCAACAATAACATTACAGTTCAAACCTGCTTCTGTGATTTCAATTGCATTAGAGTCTGAGTCTTCCTGCATTCTATACAGCACATCTTGACCAAATAATACTTGGCCGGTTCGAGCTGTTGAAGCTGCGCGAGTTAATGGAGTTAATAAAGAGCTTTCGTCGCTAGCATCAAAGTCTAAAGAGACTAGAACGCCTATTGATGCGTCGCCTGCTGCTGATTGCGCTACTACTGGGATTTTTCCGGTTGCATCTGTTGTGCCGGTTAATTTAACTAAGTCACCGACATACGCCGCTACTGAATCACCAGCCGCAAACGCTACTCGGCGCATTTTACCATGATAGTCGGCACCTGAAAGGGTTCCGATTGGCGTTAAGCCATGAGGTTGATCTTGATTAGCCATTTAGGGCCTCCTGAATTAATAAGAATTGTTTGTATTGCTCATCTCTTGGAGCTTTACAGCGAATTCTGTTCTTCCAGATGGCCGTAATATTTGTTAACTTTGCTTTCTTCAGCTAGTTATATTGCATACAGTATAACATATTACAAATCAAGTTCAAACATCGTGCGTTAGTTCGCCACCATGGCGCGTTTCAAGGCCGGTTGATGAGCCTGAAACATTTGGCGCGTATGTTTTCAACCCTTTGACATTTGACATCACCTGAGCCTCTGGGTCTGCTTTACCTATACCCATAGCCGCTCTGATTTCTTGATTGCGCTTTTTTAGTGGGTCAACTTTGAACTTTTTATAGTCTTCTTTTGGCATATACAGTAAAAACATATCAATTGGACGACCTTCGACCACTGAAACAGCCGGATAAACTTGGTATTCAGTATCCATTCTATCATTGATGCCTTTGTATGTTGTGTTCGACTTGCTGACTCTCGGCACTGGTTTAGCACCTAAAGCAAGCCACCGGTCAACGTCACCATCAGATAAAGCTCCGAATAGCTGCATGTCTCGATACTCTTCCATTTGCTCATAGTGTGAAGTATCAATTCTAAGCTGTGGACCCATCGCCATGCGCGTTTTTTCTGCGTCATCCATTTTGTTAACGCTCGACTGTTTACCAATTGGCGCCCTAGTTTCTCTCTTCTTACTCATAATTATTCTCCCAATACATTTTTAGCGAAAGTTTCAGCGGCCTTCGGGTCTTTAGCTTTCAACATTTCATAGATCTCATTAGCGGCGTTGGTATCACGGTGGTTCTTACTGTTGCTCTTCACCGTTTTAAGTCGCGACTGATAATCGCCGTTTTTCTGCTGAACTTTTGTTCTCGCTGGTGCCGGTGCCGCTTTACGCTGATTCCGTGGGCTAACAAATTTATCAGGGCTTAATGCTTTAGCTTTGGTTAATGCTACTTTCAACGACCTCTCAATTTGTGAAGGTGTTAGCTGCATTTGTCGATTCCCGCCAGTTAACTCATCAAGGATAGATGCTTGATACATGCTGGCATCTTTAAAAACTTCATCATCATATTGAGCGCTGTTTTTATCCAGTATTGGATTCTTAGAATAGAAATCAGTTAATACAGGGTTAGGTTGATGGACTTCTTGTTTCGGCTTATCCAAATCATTGATTTTCTTTTGAGCTTCAATAGCCCTATCAACATCTACATCTTCACGCGCCCGCTCAAGCTCTGCAACTGCTTCATCTCTGGCCCGCTCTAACTGTTGAGCCATTGATTGTTTTTGCTGCTCCTTCCATTCGCCAATCCCATCAGTGACCACTTGCATAGTCTCTTTAAGCTCTTTAATTTCCTTAATGCGGTCATACTCTGCGCTATAAGCTTTCTTACCTTTGAATAAATCAGGGTCCTTTCCTGCTGCAATCCAGTCATCAATATTATCAATGTAGCCTGGAGGGTTGGGAGCTGGTTCGACCTCTTCAATAACTTGTTCTTCTTCAACTTCAGCCGCTTCTTCAATGACTTCTTCAACAATTACTTCTTCATTTTCAATCTCTAAAGCATCTAGGGCTTCATCAATAGCTTGCTGGTTACTCATCAGATTTCACCATTCGCCCAAGTAGCGCCTCATCATTTGCAAATCGGTATTTATCACCGCTGCCTGGTGGTAACTCCATTTCTACACCACAATATCTATCAAATATAACCACTTCGCCCTCCTTCGGGAATAGTTTACAAATCTTTTCTACATCGCCTTTGAAAGCTCCAGGCCCAATATGCGCCAGTATGCCATGTTGAGTGCCTTTACTTAGTCGGTCGCTTTGCTCGTCAGTTTTATCAACAAATCCAGCCTTGGCCAAAGTTTCAAACTGTTCACTTTCCGCTTGAGACATCGAATTAACTGCGTCGATTGGCTTGATTAGTATCTTATAACCAACCGCCTCCGGTGTTCCGTTTGCAATAAGGTCTCTTGCCTTATTAATATCATCTTCAGATATTTGTATCATTAGTGCCTCGGTATGATTATTTGCGGCGCGTTCTTAGCGTCGTTTAGTTGTAAATCTAGATTGATTCGTGGGATTTTACAGCCGTCTTCGACCGTTTCGAAATTCTCGTTGTATAAAAGAACCTCTAAGGATGCCCTATCAAAGTTATCATTCTGTTTTAATATCTTGGTTAAATCAGGCAGTGACTCTTTGATTTTATCTCCTACCTCTTTACCCCAACTTGCAACAATGTGCATAGAAACCATGCCGATTTTTAAACGTCTATCTTTCATTCGACACCTCAATCATTTCAGCCTTATTGAGAATACTTTCAAAGTTAGACATTGCTTCAAGGGATTCAGCCCAACCTCTAGCCGAATGAATGCTATTCATTGATAAATCATTATTTGATGAATCAATATACTCACCCGCTCCGAGTTTAGCCTTTACACCTTCACAGCTAGTTTGTAGGCAGGTTTTGAACGCCTGTGTAACGGGGTCCGCTAGCCATAGGTCCACCTGCACCTGTGTTACTCGCTTGTACTTGTCTTTCATTGTTGCCTCCTTCGGCTTTATCAATAAATCTATCTTCTATTTGTTGGGCTGCTTCTATCGCTTGTTCACCGCTTGCAATACCAGCTTCAACGAGGGTTTTTAATGTTTCTGCATACATCTTAGTGATTTTTGCTTCCTGCTCATCTGCTGACAATCCAAGCTCTGCCATTTCTTTAGCCGCTTGCATTGCTAGTTTTTGCTCTTGTAACTTTTGCGCCGACTGTCTTAGCTCTTGGTCCTTTTTCTTCAGCTCGGCTTCCATTTGTAGCTGTGCAATCATCATTTGTTGTTGTGGGTCTTGAGCGTTCGGATCTGGTTCTGGTGCTATTTCTTCGATATTGCTGTGGTCCATAGCTTCTAACCAATCAACGTATGCGGCCCGTAAGTTTAATACTTGCTGCGGCTGCGTCTTAGCTTCCATCAGTACCGCCTCGGCACGTTGAACTCGTTCAATGTCTGAGCCTTGCGCGGGGTCTGCTGACATTCTTACATCGCAATCTTTCGGGTTAAAATCCTGCTCCATGTTAAACTCTGCTTCTTCGTCAAGCACTCGGTTATATTTTTCTGAGTCATGATGCTTATAGTTCAACAGCGCAATCTTTTGTTTCTCTTTCTTAGCTGCTGAATATACGCGCATAGTTATACTGTTAGGCACCTTTAAACCTTGTTTGAGCCTTGCCATATATAAAGCTGCCGCCTCACCTGGTACTGATTCGATATTTACACTGGCATTTGTCATACTTCGCGCTGATGTAACTAAGTATTCCATCAATTGAAATAGTACCGGTGATGGTCCTGCAAATGGCATTTGTAAAACGCTATCTCTTAAGTTTCCACCTCTAACATTAATCGGTGTCATTTGACCAAGCTGAACTTCAACAGGGCCAGCTTGCAGCGAGTTACCCATACCGCCAACCGTATCAATAGCTATTAAACCACTGTTAGACGCAGTATTTGAAAGTGTGCCCGCATCAATTAACTGCCTTAGATTGGCGTTGATAGAATCGAACATAGGGCCAAACAATATACCCCAACCCATCCCCATTGGGCCGCCTTCAACATCTGGAAGGTATCGGTATTGAGTGAAGCATTCAGCGTTATCTATGCTAATTATTTCGCCGTCGTCATTATAATTAATAGTGTCTTCGTCATAGTAAGGATATAGAGCAACCGTCTTATTTGTTTCAGTGCAAATGATTTGACAGTATGGCTCTTTTAATCCGTCGTCATCCAAGTCAATCCATGTGTAAGCCTCAATAAAATCAAAGCTGTCTTTTTTATCTTCAAGCTCTGATTCTTCTAGCTGCCATTCTTGCTCACCGCGTATAAATCCAATTACTTCGTTGCGTGTATACTTTCGCTCTATAAACTTATCAGGCGCATCATAGAAATTATTGTGACCCATGTCGAAAATGATTTG